TTATGAAATAATTATATTTTCACCTGTCCAAGTAATCTTATTAATTACCTTTCTAATTGAAGTTTGCTTTTCTTGCATATTCATATTTTCAAATTCTTTTATAAAATGTTTTCTATTCTTTTCTTTTAAATTCAAATCTTCTTTGTTATAACTTAAAGAAATCTCTTCTTTTTCTAATAAATCTATTTTACTTTGTAATTCTTTTATATTTTCATTCAAAGTTTCCATTTTATCTATTAGTATATTTGCTAAATCAGAATCTACTAAAGCTAATTTTTGAACTAAACCATCTAATATTTTTTTCTTATTTTCAAGTTCTTTTAAAAGAGAAGCTTTAATTCTAGAGCTATCTTTATTATTAATAGTAGGTTTATTTTTATTAATTTTCTCAAAGAAATTAACATCTTTTAGAGTTAATAATGTATCTTCTTCAATTTCCTTTACATCTCCAAAGGTATTACCACATTTGTTGGGACAAGAAAAATATAATTTCCTAGTTCCATCTTTCTTTTTATGGCCTAAGACTATCAACATATTAGAACCACAAGTACATTGAATCAGTTGAGCTAAAAAACTTTTGTTGCTTATACGAGGCGCTTTTCTACCTTCAAAGGTTTTTAGCTTTTCTTGAGCTTTTATAAAAGTTTCTAATTCGATTATAGCTTTATGCTTACTTATAGCAGCTATTTTCAAGCCATCAATATTCTTAACTTTTTTACCATTGATTACTTTATTTTTTCCGTAAGGTAAATAACCACATCCGTTGGGAGTGCCAACAATTTCATATTTCAAAGTTTGTTTTAAGTATGTATTAGCTTCGGTAGAACTTTTTAGGTAGGTTATGTTATGAAGTATTCTACTTATTTTCTTTTTATCACAATTAAATTCACTTGAAAGCTTAAGTATACCTTTTCCATTTATAAATTCATCAAATATATATAATATATTATTTTTATCTTCCAATTCTAAATATTTACCCTCCATCGATAGTAATAACCTTGTATCCAAATGGAGGAGTTCCACCAGTCCATCTACCAGAACGAGCTAAATTCAACATACTATCAGTAACTCTTTGTTTTATATTTTCTCTTTCCATCTCAGCTAAAGAAGCTAATAAGGTCATCATTAATCTACCAGCAGGAGTACTAGGATCATATTTATCTTCTACACAAATTAAGTCAATTCCATATTCTTTTAAAGTATTAAATGTTGTAAGAAAATCTAATGTATTTCTAGCTATTCTATCTAATTTGTAACATGCTACAGCCTTAAATTTGTTTTGAGTAGCATCATGCATTAATTTTTGAAATGCTGGTCTATTTGTGTTACCTCCACTAAATCCATCATCTTTGTATATAGTAAATTTATTTTCGTTTTTAAAATAGTGTTTAATAACTTCAGTTTGAGCCTCTAAAGAAATTGAGTTATCATCACCTTTAACAGATTTTCTAATATATATTGCTATATTTTTCATAGTCAAAAACCTCCTTGTTTTAAGAAAATCATAATAAATTTTTAGGGATACGTAAAATTAATTATTAATGATATAATTAACAATTTTTCAGAATTTTGTAAAATGAGTTGATTGAATTTTAATCCGGTATACATTTACATTTCAAATTATTAAAATACATAAAATTCCAAAAGTAAAAATAAAACCAATAAATTTCTAATTCTACAATTATATAAATTCAATAAATTTTCACCTTTTCAATGTTATAGAAATTATTAATTTCATAAATTATCTAACTTGCTAAGTTTAACTAAATTTACTAAAATACAAGCGAATATTAGATATGTATAAGAGTTTAAAATGTAATTTCAAAAAAAGAAAAAGAGTAAATTAAAATTACTCTTTAAAATTAATATTGTTACTCTAAATCTTTCGATTGTAGTTCTAATAATTGATTTATTTGATTGATTATATATTCTTGAAATTCAGGTTTTAATTCTTTAAATATTTCCATTGCGATTTGAGTAGAATTATCAATAGTATCGTTGAACATAGGACCTTCACCTGTTTTTAACCAAGTTTCATTTACTTTAAATGTTGTACAGATAAGTTTAATTATTCTTTCGTTAACAGATCTATTTCCTAATTCAATACTAGCTATATATCCGTTGGATATAGAAATTGCTTTGGCGAATTTGGCCTGTGATAAGTGCAACTCTTTTCTAAGCTCTTTTATTCGTTCGTTTACAGACAATTTATAATCTCCTTTCTATGTTTTTACTTACAATATCATAAAAATACTTACAATGCAAGTAAAAAACATTGACACGCTCACATAGTAGTGGTATTATACTTACATAGTAAGTGATAGGGGTGATGAAATGAATGCTAAAAAAAATACTAGGGATTTTACTATTGGATTTGAAAAATTAAATGAAAATAATAAACAATATATTTTGGCTATAACACAAGCGTTATTTTTTGCACAAGAAACATCTGAAAAAATAGTTGCTAAAAATAAAAAAGTAGTTAAGTAAGTAATTGTTAGTTTAAGTATTTAGGATGATTAGTAATGGATAGTTGAGGAGGGATTAGAATGGATAAAAAGCAATACAGAGCTATAAAAATAGACTATAGCAAACTAAGAAGAAGCAAAGCAAAAACTAAACATCCAGTTTACTTTGCTGTTAGTGAAGAAGAAATGGAAGAGCGTATGGCTAGAGCGTGGGAGAGAATACAAGTTGAAAAAGCAGAAAAAGAATTGATGAAAAAGTGTAATAGTATCTGAGTTTGAAGGATGTGTGAAATTATGGATGCTAAAAATATGGGGATTAAAGCTATAAAAGAAGGTATATCTAAAGGAAACTATGAGGTTACAGGAGTGATAGAAACTGGAGAAGTTATAATAGCTTTGGTTACTGATGTGGACAAGGTATTTATAAAAGAAGTTTTGGAAAGTAGCGAAAGTAATGAGGAAAAATTAAGAGAAACTAAAAACATAATGAAAATAAAAGATAGACCTGCACAAGAACTTATGCAAGTCTACGAACAAAAATGTGGCTTAAATTATCCAAGGTGTAAAAAGAATAATTTAAGAATTAGATAATCACAAGGAATAGTTAAGATTGGAGAAGAAGTGATATGAAAAGAATAGATATGATAGAGAAATTAGTTGAATTAAGAGATGAATTTTTAAAGTACGATAGCATTGAGTGCAAACAAGAAGATGTAAACTTATTTGATAATATCATTAAAGAGTTAGATAAGGCGGAAAAGAAAGAAGATGACAGAATATTTTATAGACGTGAGTATCATGCTGGAGAGTTAACACTAAAAGAAGCTGAAGATAAATTAATGGAGCTTATACAAAATTTATGTAAATTTGAGGTATCTTCAATTACTAGTATTGATATAGCTGCTATGGAAAAAATATTAAAAGCTAAAGTATTTTACGAGCCTATAAAATTGAGGGTTAGCAGTACAACAGCTCTTAAAGATGTTTTGAAAAAACTTGAGGATGATGGAATTATTGGAAAAGGTGATTATTCAAGTTTAGATATAGAAATCAGACAATTCTAAATGAAAAAGCATATACAAAGATAATTTTTTAAATTCATCTTCGTATACACTTTAAAATTTAAGTTTTTAACGGCATAAAGTGAATTTATCTATTTCATCATCAGAAATTATAGAAATTAATTCGTAGGAAATATCTTTATCTAATGTTAAAAAAGGTACTTTCATGCCGGTGCTTAAATTTGTAGCGTTATATAGGCATGGTTCCAATTCTATAGTTAAACATTCTTTAAAAATAGAATCATCTTTTATAATTTTATGAAATTCATTTAGAAAATAAGGTAATTCTTTTATGCTAAGAGATTTGTAATTATTGGAGTTAAAAGAATATTTTTCTTCCAATTTTTCGGATAAATTCTGAATGTTATACCAATTATGAACTATAAAGCTTTTACAATTATTATCGTATCCCAGTTTATAGTTAAGTATAGCAGGTTGGTTAAAATTAGCTGGATCTAATCTTTCTAAAGATAATCCAGTACAAGCCCATAAACAATTGTTAAATGAAATAATAAAATTTTTAGGTAATGGGGTTAAATAATTAGTGGAATTTGATTTAGAAATATTAATTTTTTCTATAAGAATACTTAATCTATGAAGTTCGTTTACGGTTAACTTCATTACAATCACTTCCTTTCTCATTATAATTGTACAAGTTATTCTATGAAAAATTTGTTGAAATTTGTAAGAGGTAAAAAATAAATGAATAAGAATATCAAATATATAACTGAAGAACAAGCTAAAAGTATTATTAGAAATTGGCAAGATGGCAATAGTGAACCAGGAAGATATATAGCTACTTGCAAGGATAACTACGCACTTAATAAATATATAGCAATAGATAATTCCACTAATGAATGTTGGGAAGAAGAATTTAGAACTTTAAAAGGATGTAAAAAGTATTTACTAGAAGGTTTGGAATATGAGGAAGTTTTAACTTGGGAAGCTAAAGAATTTAGAAAAAGAGAAATAACACTTTACATAATATATTATTTAGTAATGTTTATTTTTGTATTAAGTTTAATGTTTTTAATAAAGAAATTATAAAGGAGTAAATTTATATGCTATTAAGAGAAATACAAGAATTGAAGAAAAGATGTAGTTTGGAAATGTTTGAAGAAATTTTAATAGCAACAGAAGATGACATAAGATTTAATAGATTAAATTTTAATAAGAAAACACCACCGAAGAAGTTTTTAGAAATATTAAGTAGAATAGAAAATGTTTTTAGGAGGGTATATGAGGGATAGAAGACTGTTACTATGGATTTTGCTAGGTGATTTACTTTTAGTTTTTATTTTAATTTATTTTATTGTTTTATAAGGAAGGAGAGTTTTAATATTGGCTGGCAGGATATGGACTGAAGAAGATATAAATTATCTTGAAGAAAAATGGGGAGCAGTAAGCGTTGATATTATAGCAAAGAAATTAAATAGAACCATTGTAAGTGTAAGAAAAAAAGCTTCGGCTTTAAAGTTAGGAAAATGGATTGATAATACTCAGTATATTAAATTTAAAGATTTAATAATAAGCTTAGGATATTCAAGAAGTGGCTATGGTTATTTAAAAAATAAACTTAAAGAGTTAGGGTTCCCAGTATTAGTTAAAAAGGTATCGAGAATGAAAATTGAGGTAGTAGACATTGAAGAGTTTTGGAAATGGGCAGAAAAAAATAAGGGTGAATTAAATTTTGCAAATTTTAAAAATGGAGCTTTAGGAAAAGAGCCTAGTTGGGTTGAAGAAAAAAGAAAAGCAGATCAAATGAATCCAGCTAAAGTTAATGTTAAAAAGAGATGGAGCAAGGAAGAAGATAATTTATTAATAGCAAAGGTAAAAAGCAACACTTACACATATAAAATGCTTTCAGAAGATTTATCTAGAACAGAAACTGCTATAAAAAGAAGATTAATGGACTTAAATGTTCCATATAGACCTATTCCAGATGGGGGAAGAACTTGGAGCAAAGCTGAGGAAAATAAAGCGATTATATTAAAAGAAAAAGGTTACGATTGTTTTGCTATAGGTAAAATTTTAGGAAGGACTCAGATGTCAGTTGATGATAAATTGAGAAGTTACTTTTAAGGGAGGTAGGAGAGATGAGATATTGTAAATTATGTGGTAGCACAGAAAATATACAAGCGCATCACATTGTTAGCAGAAAACAACAACCTGCATTAATAAGGTGCAAACATAATTTAATTGATTTATGCGCTAATTGCCACGTTTTAGCACCTAATGCAGTACATAATAATGGCTTTAAGGAATTGAAGAAATTAAGGTTAGAAAAACAAAGAGAGTATTATAAATTATTTGAACTTAAATATTATCCTAAAGATATTATAAAGGAACTTTTAGGTATAAGCCAAAAGGATGTTGATATGTTATTAAAACCAGTTAAAAATGTAGCAGGTTTTTATGAAAGAGAAGATATTATAAGAGCTTGCATGGGTGGAAAGATTTTAATTGATGTTGGAGATATTTTATGAATCCACAGGAGATAATAGAACTTTTAGATCATGCACTAATAGAGTTATCAAAATTAAATGAAAATTTAACTATATTAGCAGAGCAAAAAGCATTAACTGAAGGTAGATATAGAAGGGAACTAAGAAAAGAAATCTTATTATTAAGGCAAGAAAAAGTACAAGTTACTTTAATAGATAACTTAATTAAAGGTAAGGAAGAAATATCTACACTTAGATACAAAAGAGATATAGCAGCTAGTAAATATTTTACTTGTATAAGTGCTATAGAAAACAAAAGATTAGAAATAGAAGTGTTAAGAAGTAAATTAACATGGTTAAGAGTAGAATATAAAAATTCTTAGGAGGAGCTATGGAAAGAGAAAAAATACAAGAAGCTTTAAATAGAAACTTTAAAAGCTTTGATTATAAAATAACGATGGCTTTTTATGATATTACAAGAAAGAGGGCTATTAAGAAGGTTAATAAATTTATAAAAAATTATATAGGATTTTCAAAGAGTTGTAAGTACATTTTTGTAATAGCTGATTATGGAAAAACATTAATTGCAAGAATATTTATAACTAACATAAAAGAAATTGAAGAAATACCGGACTATAAAGAAAGAGTTGAAATTATAAGAAAGAAAAATGGTAGTTTTGGTAATTTAGCAATTTATTTTGAAAATGATTTTGATGTTATAGGTGGATATTCGGAGGGGTTTTTTGAAGATGAAAAATTATAAATTAAAAAAGAGATTAAAGAAACTTATTAATTTAGATGTAAAAAATAAGAAGATTTCTATAAAAATAAATTATACAAAATAGAAAGCGGTTTATGATATGAAAAAGAAATTTGATTTTAAAGGACTTGAAAATGCTTTAAATAAGAAATTTGAAAATAATGATTATCTAATAAGAGAAAAGTTTGAAAAAATATCCAAAGAAAAATTAGTTGAAAATGCTGATGATTTTATAAAAAGGTATAGAAAATGTGCAGAGTTTTTTGAAGATTTTAAAGATAATATAAATTATTTTTGTGTAGTAAAGTATGATCCAGAAAGCAAAACTGGTGAGATTGCTTTAGCGATAAATAATATTATCGACATAGATAAAGTTGAAGGATTAAAAAATAGAGGAAGTAAAATAAAAATATCTTATCTAACAAAAAATGTAAGAATAACTAGTTTGTTAGATAAGATAGATAAAAATAGTGTAATTAAATATCCGAAATATTTAAAAAGATAGTAGATTAGTATTTACTTTACTAATCTACTATTTTAGAAATAAAATACTTGAAATCGCTATATAAGTATCTTATTTCTAAATTTGAAAAAAGTCAAGGGTGGCTTTTACGGGTAAGGATTAGAGTCTAAAGTTACAGGGATTTTATAAATTTAGTTTAAGAGGTAGTTTGCATGTATATAGAGAAGACAATTTATTCAGGAAAAATGTTAGAGGTAGAAGTACATAAGGGTTTTGTTATAGATAAAAAGAAACATAGAAAACCTAGAAGAAAAAAGACAAAAGAAAAAAAGAAAGTAATAAATGAAATAAATGCGAAGAAACATGTAATAAGATTAATACATGCAAATTTTACAGAGAGAGATCTAGCTGTAACACTATCTTACTCTAAAGATACTTTACCTAGTAATTTAGAAGAAGCAAAAAAAGATTTTAGTAAATACATTGATAGAATAAAGTATCATTTAAAGAAGAAAGGATTACCAGCTCCTAAATATATTGGAGTTATAGAGTATGGACAAAAAAATAAAAACTTACATCATCATCTTATTATTAGTGGAGATATAGATAGAGATGTCCTTGAAATTTTATGGACTAAAATAAATAAAGGTAGAGCAAATAGTAGAAGATTACAAGAAGATGATTTTGGATTTGAAGGAATTGCTAAATATATGCTTAAAAGTCCTGAAGGTAAAAAGAGATATTCACGTAGTAAAAATTTAAAAAAGCCAGTAGTAAAAGTGAAAAAGTATAAATATACTAGAAAAAAAGTTTGGGATTTAGCTCACTCTCAAGGAGGATATGAGTTAGAAAAAGAATTTAAAGGATATAAAATGTGTGAGTTTAAAACTTTTGTAGATGAAATGCTTGGGTTGATTTTTATAAAAGCTAAATTGAAAAAGAGGGAGTGAAAATAGTAATGAGAGAATATTACTTTAGTAATACTATAACATTACTAAATTTATGAATAATGAGTACATAAAATATATAACAAGATTAAAGGAATTAAGTGGTAATCACTATAGGGTACTACTTCTATTAAGCATGGGCAAATTTACACAAAATGAAATATCCAAAACTTTAGATATAAAGAAACAAAATACAAATAAGTTATTTAAAGATTTATTGTATTTAGGACTTATAGAAGAGGTAGACAAGCTAGGAAACAATAAATATTTTAAAGCAATAACAGATGTTAAAAAACTAAATATACCAGGACAAATGAAATTTATTTAAGGGGAGTTTAATATGCTTGCAAGGTTAAAAGAAGATTTTAAAAGAGATGGAAATTCTAAAACATACAGAAAAGGTGAGTTAGTATCTGTAGAAGAATGCAAAGTAAAAGAGGCATATATAATAACAAGATATGTTGGATGGAATAATTGGGTAAAAGACATTATAGAGAAAGATAGTGTTGAAATATTAGATTAGGAGAGTGATAAGAAGTGTATATAGAAATAGCAAAAAGAAATTATACAGAAGAATGTAGTATATGTGGATGTGAGTTATATCCAAAAACAAGATTTATAGTTGCAACTAATGGAGAAAAAGAAATTAAAATGTGTTTATTATGTGCTAGGGAAACGGCTAGTAAGATTTCAAGAAGAGGTGGGAAAAATGATTTAAGTTGGAAAATAATTAGTTTATTACAAGAAATTAAGGAGTTGAATAAAAATGATAATGATAAAGAGTAGATTTAAAGGAATGTTTTGTACACACAAATTTAAAGAAGTTAGAAAAAGAGTTCCGTTCTATTCCAGAAATGGAGATGTGATTTATTTAGAGTGTACTAAGTGTGGAAAAATTAAAAATAAAGAATGGCAACCAAGGGAATAAATTGATGAGAAGAGGTGTTAGATTAATGAATTGTGATTTTTGTAAAGAACCATTTGGAAAAGAGTTTAAGATTAATAAATCACCTAATGATTTTGAACAGCCTAATGAAGCTTTTATTTATTTAATGGAAAATGATACACCAGGTATTGTATTAATGAAAAATAAAAGTAGTAGCGGGTGGTTTGATATAAAATATTGTCCATTTTGTGGGGAAAAGTTAATAGGGGAAGAGAATGAGTGAGTTTAATACTGTAAAAAGAAAGTCTATATCAAAGAAAGTGAGGATAGGTAATGAGTTGTAGAGCAAGTTATGGAGGAATGGAACGTAAATGTAGAGTAACTGGTGATAGGTGTGTATTTATGATTCCAGATGAAAAATTATGTTATGAGCTTTATGGAGAAGGACCATTGGAATACGAGAAAGAAAAGAATATAGGAATTGATTTAGCTGAAGGAAAAGATAAGAGTGTTACAGTAAGAAAAAATAATGATAAGTATGAGTTTGAAGAGGTGAAATAATATGATATTAAGTGATGTATCTAAAAGAATAATTAAATCAGATAATCTTAAAGAAGTTATAGCTATATTTGAAAAGGCTATGAATGGTAAGAATGAAATAAATGTTAAAGTGGGAGAATTCAAGAAAGAAATTTGTTATGAAATAGAAATTATTTATCCTATTGGTGATTATTTTAATAAAGAAGAGGTGGGACAATATGAGAATTAAGAATGTATCTTTTAACATAAATGCAGGAGTTAAAGTGCGTTTAACTGAAGAAGCTAAGTTGTATTTAGAAAAAGATTTAGCTAAATATGGAGCGAAACTAACATTAGATGAATAGGGATATTGGAATGGACCATTAAGATGGATGGTAAATGAACTAGGATTACTAAGAAGTATAGGTATTAATCCGATAATAGAAATAGTTTTTAAAGAGATGGATGTTAAAATTCCTAATGAAGTTATTGAAGTAGAAATTGATAATATAAGAAATGACTATGATAGTGAATTCAAAAGATATCTTAATATTATAAGCAAATACAAAGTAAATATAGAGTATTTTGAATTCTTAGGAAAAGCATGTACTTATTATGGGTATAGTTTGGATAATTTAAAAGAGAAATTAATACCTGATAAAGAAAAAAGGAATATGTGGGGTAATAAAGATGAGTAAATATGAAAAAACTTTAGATGAAGTTTTAGGAAGACAATTTGATTTATGTAAAAGGATGGATTGTGAGAGTTGTTATGTTCTTGAAGAATGTATAAAGGTATTTGGGAATACTGAACCAGATTTTCTTGTTACTAAAGAAGAGTTCGTGAAAAAGATTAAAGAAGAATTGTTATTACCTTAGGAGGAATAGAAATGGTTTTAGTAATTATTATAGCAGCAATAATTTTATTATTAGTTGCTAGCGCATACCAGGAACATAAAGATAAAATTACAATAGAAGAGTTACCAAAAGTTATAAAAGAAATGATTGATCATGGTAAGAAAATAAGTGTCCTAGAACAAGGGATAATATATTCTCATGAAGAGGAAGAATTTATGGTTAAAGGATTAGAGATGGCATGGGCTTATGAAGGGGCTAAAACCTATAGGAAGCTATTAATAAAATATAGAGAATTAGAGAAGGTATTAAATGAGAAGAGATTTGAAAGAATGCTTGAAGGGTTAAGTAAGAAGAGGTGATGATATGAAAATATTTAAAAAGTGTACAGGTGAAATATATCCTAAAGAATATGAGTTGGGTAAGGAAGAATATTGGAAAGAAAGATTATGTGAAATATATAGAAATCATGGAATAAAGACATTAGCACCTACAGAAGAAATTAGAATGGTACTTATAGGTGATCCAAGCTATCCAGCCAATATTATAATCATGAAAGATGGAACTGAATTTTATGATGAATTAAATAGTCCTAAATGGGCATTTGAAATAAACAAGAAAGTATTTAACAATAAGGGATAGAGTAATTGGATTTGATTAGAGAAGAGGTAGAAACATGAAGGAAGAAGTAATGGATAAAGCTATAAAAAAAGCATTAAAAGAATTTAAAGAAGAGGAAAGGGAAGAGAAGAAGAAAAAAGTTCTACATAATACAAAATTATTGTTAAGAAATTTTAATAATTTAAAAACTCATTCAGATAAGGCTAAGTATGATATAAGTGAAATGGATATAGAAGCTGAGAATGGAGATGATAGAGCTTATATATTGAGTATAAGAAGAAGCAAACTAAGAACTTTGATAATGGTATCACATATTGAAATGGCTATGAGTGAACTAAAAGAAAATAAAATTAGGTCAGGATCATTAGAACAGTACAGAGCTTTAGAAATGTTTTATATAGAAAAGAAAAGTTATGGAGAAATCAGAGATAAATTAAATTGTGGTCAGAATACGCCATCAAGATGGATAAATGAATGTGTAGATGAATTAAGCGTATTACTCTTTGGATTTGATGGATTAAAAATGGATTTGGTGTAATCATGGTGAAAAGATGGTGTTTCCATGGTGTTTTATAAATGATAGAATTGTATTGTGAATAATTATATTCATTCAAAAATCTAACTCCTAACGTTAAAAAGTTAATTACACCATTTAAGTGATGCTATTTATTTAATGGCATCACTTAATATGAGAATACCTTGGAGGGTTCGATAGGTAAGGCTATCATGAATGAAAGTTCGAATCTTTCTATTCTAAACTTAAATATTCTATAATTTCAAAAAAAGCCAATATAATTATAAGCTCTCTGGACTGCGGAGCTAAAGAAAGAACTTAGTTTAATAAACTGAGTTCTTTTTATTTTTTTAATTAAGAGGTGTATTAAATGAAAGTATGCGAGGCAATACCATTTAAAAGTTCAAAGAAAAGATAAGAATAGTTAAAGAACTTGAACGGAGATATAAAAATGCATCTATAGAAATACATGAAAATTTTGTTATTATACATTTTTAATAATATTATAGGAGTGAAATAGTATGGTAGTTAAGTGTGATAAATGTCATGTTGAATTTGAAATATGTACTCAAACAGAGAAAATAAAGAATGATATAGAAATGATTTATTTTGTTTGTCCAAGTTGTGGAGAAAAATATAAATGCTTTATAACTAATTCAAAAATAAGAAACAAACAAGATCAGGTCAGAAAATTAAGAGGTGAACTTGAGAAAACTAATAGTATTGGCCAAAGAGTTAAGTTAGAGAAAAAAATTACTCATTTAAGGCAAGAAATAACGAAGGAACATATTTTATTAAGTAAGCAGCATAAAAATATTTGGTGATGTTAGGAGGAAGAATTTAATTGGCTAGAGCTAGAAGCCCTAATAGGTATAAAGCAAAAGAATTATATTTAAATTCATGTGGTGATATTAAATTAAAAACTATAGCAGAAGAATTAAATATAAGTTATAACCAAGTTAGAAAGTGGAAGTCAGAAGATAAATGGGATGAAGAATTAAAAGTAACAGTTGGAAAAGTTGTTACTAAAAAAAATAGTTTGAAAAAGAACAATGGAAAGCCTTTTAAAAAAGAAGTTAAAGAGTTAATAGAGAATGACGAATTAACTGATAATCAAAGGCTTTTTTGTGCTTATTATATAAATTGTTTTAATGCTACTAAAGCCTATAAAAAGGCATACAATTGTAGTTATGACACGGCCATGGTAGAAGGTTGCAAGTCCCTAAGAAACCCTAAGATAAAAAATGCAATTGATAAATTAAGAGAATATAAATTAAATAAAATCTTTTTAACTAAAGAGGATATATTTCAGAGGTACCTTGACATTGCTTATGCATCTATGACGGATTATTTGGAATTTGGTACTGAAGAATTTGATATAGATACTAAAGATGGAACTAAGACAATAAAAGGTAGTTATATATATTTAAAAGATAGTGCTGAGTTAGATGGTTCTGTTATAAGTGAGGTTAAACAAGGGAAAAGTGGAATATCTTTAAAACTTCATGATGCATTAAGAGCTCTTGATTGGTTAAGTGAACATATGAATATAGCTACTGATAAACAAAAGGCTGAAATAGAATTATTAAAAGCTAATGTGGAATTAACTAAAGTGAAGAAAGAACAAGCAGAGAAGGGAGAGTGGGATTAGTGAAAAGACTATTGAAGAGGATATTAATAGCAATAAGGAAACTATTGATACTAAAAGAAAACAAGATGTTATACACGAAGGAAGAATTAGAGAAGCGTGAAGAGGAATTAACCCAAAAGCTAAATAGAAAAGTAGTTATTGTTGATTTTAAGACAGATAGGATTATTTATTAATGTGGATTACATTAGATCAGTTTTATAAATCTAAAGAGTGGGTTAACTTCAGAAAGATAATAATAAGTGAAAGAGAACCGAGATGTTGGCATTGTGGAGATGGGTTCAAAGTAAGTGACACAATAGTAGTGCATCATAAGATAGAATTAACATTAGCAAATGTTAATGATTATAATATATCTCTTAATCCTGATAATGTTGAGTTAGTACATCTTGAATGTCACAATGAGATACATGATAAAAAGCATGGATATAATCATTATAAAGAAAGATTAAAGCATAGAGGAATCTACATTGTATATGGACCACCACTTAGTGGAAAGACTTCATATGTTTTATCTAATAAACAAGATGATGATTTAGTTGTTGATATGGATAGATTGTATGAAGCTGTAACAATGTTAGAAAGATATAATAAACCAAATAGTTTATTACCTAATGTATTAGCTCTTAGGAAGTGTTTAATAGATAATATAAAGGTTCGATATGGGAAGTTCGGCAGTGCTTGGATTATTGGAGGCTATCCTGATAAGTATGAGAGAGAACTATTGCAAAGAGAATTAGGAGCAGAACTTATTCTACTTAAACCTAATAAAGAAGAACTTTATAAAAGATTAGATAACTGTATTGATTATAGAAACCATCAGAAAACATTATGGAAAAATATAATTGATGAGTGGTTTGATAGATTTGTAGAGTAACCCCCCCTAGAAAAATTTCATTGGGGGGATTCCGAGTGCAGAGGGGGAAGAGTACTTTCACGCACAAGGTAATTTTGACTTTTTTTCAAAAATAATTTGAAAGGTTGGGAAAAATGTGCGGAAAAGCCGAAAAAGTTAAAAAATCAAAGAACTTAGAGAAAGAAAGACTTGAAAAAATAGAAACTGAATATAAAAGATTAATTTCTTTATTTGAGGGACTTGACGAAGAACAATTAATATTAATTGATGGTGCTATATTAGAAGCTGCTAGAATGAAAATTGAACTTGATGAATTGGCTGCCATAGTAAATTCAAGTGGTGGACTTGTAAAAGTTAATCCTGAAAATGTTAGGCAACAAAAAGAATTACCTTCAAGTAAGCTTATTACAAAATTAAGACCAAATTATTTAAGCTACATTGATAAATTATTTAAATTACTAGGTAAAGATGCTGATGATGAAGATGACGAGATGAGTGATTATGAATAGTTATATCCTGGATTATTATAATAAGATTAAGAATGGTGAATTAATTGTAGGTGTGGAATTAATGCTTCAGTTAGAAGGATTAAAAAAAGAAATAGCAGATCCTATTTATCAGAATATACACAATATAAAAATAGAATTTGAAGATTCAAATAAAAGAATTAAATTCATTGAAAATGAGTGTAAGCATTTTGAAGCACCATATGCAGGTAATCCTTTTTTATTAGAGATTTGGCAAAAGGCTTTTGTTGAAGCAATATTTGCTATAAAAATATATGATGATGAAGTTGGAAGGTACGTTAGAAAATATCAAGACGTACTTTTTTTAGTTGGAAGAAAAAATGGTAAAACACCTTTTATAAGTGCTATATGTTTAGCAGAGTGGTTTTGTGGAGAGATGGGAAAGAAAATTCTATGTGCTTCAAATAACTATGAACAAGCTGGGTTGATGTTAGATGCTATGGATGCTATGAGAGAAGAAAGTCCAAGGTTAGAAAAGGTAACTAGGAAAACAGTCAAAGGGATATTTTTTGGAAATCCTAAACAGAAAAAGAAAAAAGGTAAGTTTACAAGACAAAATAAAGGCTGTATTAAAAAGATTTCAGCTAAGACAGGAGCAAAAGAAGGTAGAAACATTGGAATTGGTGCTGTAGATGAAGTATTTGAAATGAAAGATGATTCTATAGTTATGCCGGTTAGACAAGCGCTTTCAACACAAGATGAACCTTTATATTTTGAATTAACAACTGAAGGTTTTACTAATGATGGTTATTTAGATGAAAGACTTATTGAGGCAAGGCAAGCTTTAAAAGGTGAAATTGAAAGACCAAGGTGGTTAATTTGGTTGTATACTCAAGATTCTGAACAAGAGGTTTGGCAAGATGAAGCTACATGGGTTAAAAGTAATCCAGGGCTTGGTGTAATAAAGAAATGGTCATTTTTAAGAAAAATGATAGATGAGGCTAAAACCAGTAATTCTAAAAGAGCTTTTGTATTAGCAAAAGACTTTAATATTAAACAAAATAATGGAGCAGCTTGGTTACAAGAAGATGATATAGTCAATGGAAATGATAAAAAATTCACATTAGAAGAATTAAGAGGCTCAATTGCAATAGGAGCTGTAGATTTAAGTGAAACAACTGATTTGACAGCAGCTAAAGCTTTAGTTATTAAAGATAAATTTAAATATATTATTCAAATGTACTTTATTCCTGAAGGAAAACTAGAGCGTTGCTCAAAAGAAGATGCTGAAATGTTTAAGGCATGGGCTAGAGATGGATATATACATATCTGTAAAGGAAATGAAGTTGATTATAGCGAAGTAGTTGCTTGGTTTGTGAATCTTTATAAAACTTATAGAATTAGATGTTGGAAGGTTGGATATGACCGATGGAACGCCAGGGCTTTTAAGAAGGAAATGGAAGACTATGGCTTTGATTTAGAAAAGATAGAGCAAACTATTAGGAATTTGAATAATCCAATGAAAATGGTTGAGGCTGATTTAAAAGCTAATTTAATAAGATATAATGGTAATCCTGTTGATAAATGGTGTCTAGAAAATACTTCTATGAAGTTAGATGATCAAGGCAGAATAATGCCAATGAAAATAAAAGATATTAAAGCTAGACATATAGATGGAGCTGTAGCGTTGATAATAGCTTATGCAACATTAGACTTATTTAGAAGTGAGTATATGAGATTAGTAGCTTAGGAAAGGAGGGGAAGATTTGGGCTTTTTTAAAAATATGATAAATAAGTATAGGAATTATGTTTACGCCAAAATGTTAAGTGGTGAAACTCCTATATTTAGTCAGTTTGGAGAAGATATTTATGCTAGTGATATAGTTAAAAATTGCATAAGATGTACTGCAGATGAAATGTCAAAGTTAAAACCTAAGCATATACGAATTTTAGCTGAAGATAAGCAACAAACAATTAATAGTTCAATTAATAGATTGCTTAAAGTGTCACCTAATCCACTGATGACTATATCAGAATTTCTAGAAAAATGTGTTTGGCTAAGAGAAACTACGTATAATTGTTTTATTTACCCTCAATTCTATATAAACGACTCTGGTAAAAGAATTTATACTGGCTTTTATCCATTGAATCCTAGAAATGTAGATTTTTTAGAAGATGAATCAGGAACTTTATTTATAAAGTTTACTTTTGGTAATGGAATGGAAGTTACTTTAAAATACAGTAATATAATTCATTGGAGAAAAGACTTTAGTTTTAATGAATTTATGGGAGGAAATGCACAAGGTCAAGCAGATAATAGAGAATTATTAAAAATATTAAATATAAATAATACTATTACTGAAGGGTTAGACAAAGCTGTAAAATCGAGTTTAACCATAAATGGGATAGTTAAAATAAACACTTTGCTTGATGATGAAAATCAACAGAAAGAAAGAGCAAAGTTTGAAAGGCAACTTCAAACTTCTCAAAGTGGTATTTTAGCTTTAGATATGAAAAGTGATTTTATATCTCTTTCAAGAAATAATCCAGTTGTAATTGATAAAAATATTTTAGAGTTTGTAGAAGCTAAAATATTAAATAGATATGGCGTATCTTTTCCTATATTGACAGGAGATTTTACAGATGAACAATACCAGGCATTTTATGATAAAAAGTTAGAGCCAATGATTAATTCGTTAGGTCAAGCTTTTAATAAATGTTTATTTACAGATAGAGAAATAGATATGGGGAATGAAGTTATATTTTATCCTCAGAAACTTCTTTTTACAAACACTAAAAATAAAATTGCTGTAGGTGATATTTTAGGAAATAGGGGAGCATTAACTGATAATCAGTTATTAGAACTATTCGGCTATCCACCGTTTGAAGGTGGAGATATTAGACATATGTCTCTTAACTATATAAATAGAGATTTAGCTGATAGTTATCAAGCTCAAAAAGCTGGAAAGGGGGTGAAAGAGGATGAATAACAATTTATACATTACTAGAAGTTTCGAAGCTAATGACTTTCAAACTACAGAAGAAGGAAGAATTAAAGGTTATGCAGCAGTATTTAACCAAACTACATTAATAGGTGGGTATTTCAGAGAAGTAATAGAAAGAGGAGCATTCGATGCATGTGATTTAAGTGATGTATTTCTTCATGTAAATCATGATACAAGACAAATACCGCTTGCTAGATGTAGAAGTAAAGATTCTACAATGACTATAACAATAGATGATAAAGGATTGTGTATAGATGCACTTTTAGACATTGAAAACAATTCAGAAGCGAAAGCAGTTTATAATTCGGTAAAGCGAGGAGATTTAGATGGAATGTCCTTCGCTTTTTTTATTGAAGAACAAAAGTGGGAAAATTTATCTAGTAAAATTCCAACAAGAAAAATTTTAAAATTCAAAAGAGTAAATGAAGTTAGTATAGTTAGTAGACCAGCTTATAAAGGAACAAGTGTTTCAACTGAAAGAAGTGAAGAGGTTGCTAATGCTAAAGAAGAATTGTTGGAAGCTAGAAAAGAATTAGATAACTCAAAGTTAGAATTAGAAAAATTAAAATTAAAAATAAAATATTCAAAAGAGAGGTATTAAATATGGACTTAAAAAAACTATTACAATTAATAAATACAAAGGAAACGAAAAGAACTAAATTAGTTGAAAGATCTCAAGCGACAGAAAGTATTGAAGAACTTAGAAGTTTAGAAGGAGAAATATCCGGATTAGATGAAGAAATAAAGGAACTTAGAGAGTTATATGAAGCTTTAGGTGGAGAAACAAATGAAGGTTGGCAACAAAATGAAGGTAATCAAAGAAGTGTTGCTGGTGGAATGATACCTTCAACTGGCAATTTTAATCCTATTGCTTCATTTTCAACAGGTTTCAATGAAAATAGAAATGATGAAGATATGTATAGTTCTTTAGAATATAGACAAGCTTTTAAAGACTATATGGTTAATGGAACACCTATACCAGATAAATTTAAAAATACAGAGGCAAGAAGTAACGAATTAACTGTAGTTGGTGATATAGGAGCAGTTATTCCAACTACAATTTTAAATAAAGTTATAGAAGATATAACTACTGAAGGAAAAATATTAAGCAGAGTTACTCAAACTTCTTACCAAGGAGCAGTAGCAATTCCTATATCTGAAGTAATGCCAGAAGCTACATGGTTAGAGGATGAAACTTCTGTATCTGATGAACAAAAGGCAAAAATGGGTGCAAAAATTCAATTTGGATATCATGTTTTAGAAGCTAAGATGGCAATAGGACTATTATCAGCTACAGTATCTTTGCCAATATTTGAATCAACAGTAGTTAAACAATTAAAGAAAGCTATGATTAAAGCTATAGAAACAGCTATAGTAAAAGGAAGTGGCTCAGGTCAACCTTTAGGATTTATAAACGTTGAAGGATTACCAAAGGAACAAATTATAGAATTCAATAGTACCAATATAGGAACTGTAAGTAAGTGGGCTGAAGTTGAAGCTGCTATAGATGAAGAGGTTGAGGATGATGTTATTTACACTATGTCAAAACCAACTTGGGAAACTCATTTAAATGGAATGACTGATAAGAATGGACAAAAAATAGGATTAGGGAAAATAAATGAAAAAGGTCAAAAAATACTAAGTGGTAGAGAAGTATTAACAGTAAATAAATTTCCTTCATTTGCAAAAGCTTCAGAAGGAGATATATTCGGAGCAGTAGTAAACCTTTCTCAATATTTGCTTAATTCTAATTTAAGTATGTACTATAAAAAGTACTTTGATGAAGATAAAAATAAGTGGATTCATAAAGCATTAATGATAGTAGATGGGAAAATGGCTATGGGTAAAAATAGCAAAGGTACATTAGTTGGAGCTCAAGGGTTAGTATTATTAAAAAAAGGTGCAGAATTAAATAAAGCTCAATTAAAAGCATTAGCTAAAGCGGAAGCAGAAGCTGCAAAGATAGAAGAGGCGGAAAGTGAAAAGTAATTTAGATTCTGTAAAAGACTATTTAAGAATTGAAGATAATGACGAAGATGTACAAATATTATCTTTAATTCAAGCTTCTAAACTTTATTTAAAGAATGCAGGAGTTCCAGAAAGAGAAGATGATGAATTATATAACTTAGTTATAAAAATGCTAGTATCAAGTATGTATGAGAATAAGAGCTCGGGAAATCCGAGCTTTTGTCTTTCTCTACAATCATTGATAACTCAATTATCTTGTTCGGGAGGTTCTAAAGATGAAAATAAACCCTAGAGAATTAAGATATACAATAGAAATAAAAAGATTAGTTAAAGCAGATAGTAGCCTTAAAGATGATGAGTATAAGGTAATAAGAAAGTGTAAAGCTAAAGTTAAAATGCTTGGAGGAAATGAGTTTATAAAAGCTGATGCTGTTAACTTAAAACAAACAGCAAATTTTATTATAAGAAGAAGCAAACAATATACTCCACAGAATACAGATATAATCATTTTTAGAGGTAAGCAATTCAATATAGATTATATAAATGAATTGCCAGACATAGGTGATTATATAGAACTAAGAGGAGTGATTATATAATGGGGCTTAAATTTGATTTTTCAAAAGTAAAACAACGTTTAGCTACACTTGATACTAAAGCACAAAAAGAAGTTTTGGATAGAGCTTTAGATGCTGGAAATAAAGAAGTATTGAGAGCTCTTGAAATAAATGTTCCTGTTAATACTGGAATAACCAAAGAAAACTTAGGTGAAATAAGTAAAACTGGGAGTTCTACAGATAGAAAATCTAAATTAGGCGTTAAAAGCAAAGAAAAATCTATTGTTGCCAGAGTTTTCTATACTGAGTATGGGAATAGGAGACAAGTTGGTACACATTGGATGAAAAAAAGCTTTAATCAAAGTAAGGGAGGAGCTAAGAAAAAAATAATAGCATCTTTAAAAAGGGATTTGAAATTATAATGTTAGAAAAGATTGAAGAATTATTAAAAACTTTAAATATAGATTTGGGATATCAAATTTACGATGGTAATTCTAATGAATATATTATTTTTGATATTGCAAGTGAGTATGACACAACCTTTGCTGATGATGATAATTTAGAAGAAAAGAAAATTGTAACTATTAATTATTGGCATAAAAATAAAAGTGGAATTGAAAAGTATATAGAAATTAAGAAGCTATTTAAAAATAATGGCTTCTTTTTTGATTCCATGAAAACATTAAATCCATCTCAAGGGTTTTATGGCAAAAATTTTATTTTTATATTGGAGGAATTAAATGATGAATAAGAAAAAATTATTAAAAGGATTTAGTAATGTACATTTCGCACCATTCGAAGAGGATGACTATACAACACCAATACCAATTCAAAATGGGAAGAAGATTGAAGCGGAATTAAAATATGAAAGTGATCAAGATTGGGCAGATAATACGAGTGCTGATGATTTTAACTATGCTGGTGGCGAAGGAACTTTAACTACATTAGGATTGGATAAAACAGAGTACAATGCTTTGTTTAGCAATAAAATTGTAAAAGGTGGAATAGTGGTTAATTCTGAGGATGTTGCAAGAGAGGGAGCTTTTTTATTTGAAAGAAAGAAAAAGGGGTCAAAACATAAAAGATTATATGTAATTTATGCTTGTAAGTGTAGTCAATCTGGATTAAATGCAGAGACGATTGAGGATGGTAAAGGTGCGGCTGGAGAAGATGAAATTAAATTTACTGTAGGAGAAGCGGTAAATGGAGATATATTTCATTTTATAGATACAGATGACCCTACTGTTGATCAAGATGCTATTACAAATTGGTTTAAAAAAGTTCAAAAACCTAAAGAGGTAGGAATGTTAAATGAACTTAAAATACAGGAAGTTTCAGAAGAAAAAGAAACTAAGTCAAAAAGTAAATAATTTTTAGAGAAGGCTTATACCTTCTCTTTTTATTTAAGGTGATTTCATGTATATATCAAAAATTAGATTAAATAATAAAGAATTTGTAGGTACATTAACATTTTTAACTATAAAAAATATTAAGGAAACTATGCTTAATGAATTTAATAAAGAGGTTACAGTAAAAGAAATTATTGAAGGAATCTCAAATTTTGATATGACATTATTTACAGTTTTTATATTGGAAACTATAAATTCAACTAATCAACACAATAAAGAAGAGGTTTTAGATGCCTTTTCATCTGATTCAAATTTAGTTGATAAGTTTAATAATGCTTATTCATACATCTATGACTTAATAAATAAGTGCTTACCTTTAAATAAAGAAAAGGAAGAAAATGAAAGTGAATTTGAGGATGGTGAGGATGAGTCAAGTTTTGAGTGGGAATTTGATTATATGGAATATCTATGGAATACCGTTTTAAAACGAAATGACTTTTGGAATACAACACCTAAGAATTTCTTTTCACAAATGGATATACATTACAAATTACATGGAGATAAAAAAGATTCTAATGTAGAGGAAATTTAAGATAAGGAGGTGGTTGTATGGGTGACAGTATAGAACGTTTAGTTCTAGAATTAGCATTAGAAAGTGGAAATTTTAAAAAACAAATTCAAGGTATAGATAGTGCTATTAAAAAATCTGAAAATGAGTTCAAAAATGCTTCAAAAGGTGTAACAAACTATGAAAATAGTTATGTAGGATTATCTCATAAGATAAGTAAAACAAGTAAACAAATTGATTTATATAGTCAAAAACTTGAAAAACAAGAAGCTGAATATAAAGAGTTATCTAATATAGTTGATACTCAAAAAGCTAAACTTTTAGAATTAGAATCTACAGTTGGGAAAGGTTCTGAAGAGTGGCAAAAACAAGCTACATTACTACAAAAGAATGCTCAAAAAATGCTAACTTTATCTACTAATATTGATAAGACTAAAAACACTATCAATACATTAGAGCAGGAACTAAAAGACTCTAAGCAACAATTTGAACAACTAGGTAATAGTACTAAAACTGTAGCAGAGCAATTAACTGAAATTGAAAATAAATCAAGACTTGCTGAAAGTGAATTAAATAAATTAGGTTCAGAAATGAATTCTAATGGTAACTTTTTTAAACAATTAGGTCAAGAAATGAAATCAATGTCTTTAACCTTAGAAACTAATATACAAAAAATAGATGTATATGAGCAAGAGATTAAAAAGTTAAATTCTAAGTTACAAGAAAATAAATTAGAGCATACAAAGTTATCAGAAGAAATTAAAAAAATTGAATCGGCTCTTGAACAATCTAAATCTGAATATGGTGAAAATTCAGTTGAAGCTGAGCAATTAAGACAAAAATTATTAACTTTAAAAGATAGTTATTCTAATGTTGAAAAAGAAATAGAAGATACTGTAACTGATTTAAATAAATATCAAACAGAACTAAATGAAACTCAAGCAGAAGTTAATAATTTAGCTAGAGATTTAAAGCAATTACCATTTGATACTATTGGTGAAAAAGTAAAAAGTGCAGGACAAAATACGAAACAATTTGGGCAAAGTGTGACGATGGGTGTTACTATGCCTATGGGAGTCGCAGGAGCTGCCGCAACTAAAGCAGGTGTTGATTTTACAACAAGTATGAGTGCATTACAAGCAACGGCTGGAATAGCTGATAAAAGTTCAGAATCATATAAAAAATTAGAAGAAAAAGCATTAGCGATGGGAAGCTCAACTTCTTTCTCTGCTTCAGAAGCAGCTGATGGATTAAAATTTTTAGCTCTTGCCGGTTGGGATGTTGAAACATCAGTTTCAAGAATAGAACCAGTTTTACGTGCTGCTGAAGCTGGAGGAATTGATTTAGCAAGAACTGCCGATTTAGTAACTGATTCTATGTCGGCTGCTGGAGTTAAATCTGATGATTTTGCAAAGTATTTAGATATAGTTGCTAACGCACAAAGAAAATCTAATACATCAATGGAGCAAATGCTAGAAGCTTATATAGTAGCTGGGGGAATATTTGATCAATTGAATGTTCCATTAGAAGAATCAGGAGTGCTTTTAGGAATATTAGCCAATAGAGGTACTAAAGGAAGTGAAGCTGGAAATGCTTTGATTTCTGTATTCTCTAATATAATAACTGAAACTGGTCAAGCTGGAAAAGCTTTAGATGCATTGAATATTTCTTTGTATACAAGTGAAGGAAAACAAAGAAATATAGTTGAAGTATTAAAAGAAATGGCTACTAAGTTAGGAGTTGCTTCTGATGGTACAAGCAAACTAACCGAAAAACAAAAACAACAATATGCCGCCATGGTAGGTGGGAAAACTCAATTTGATACACTTATGAAATTACTAAGTGGTGTTAGTGGTGAATATGATACATTAAAATCACAGCTAGAACAAAGCAACGGTTCTTTAAATGAAATGGCTAGAATTATGAAGGATAATTTAGGTGGAAAAATTGAGTCAATGAAATCAGCTATAGAAGGTTCCTTAATAAGAGCATTTGTTGCAATGGAGCCTGTATTATCTAAAATAGTTGAACTTATAACGGATGTTGCTAACTGGTTTAGTTCTCTTGATGAAGAACAACAAAAAAATATTGTAACTATGGGAGCTATTGTTGCAGCTTTAGGACCAGTTTTAATGGGAATAGGAAATTTAATAATAGTTGGTGGTAATGCTGTAACTTTATTTGGAAAACTTGGAGCTGGAGCAACTGCAACAGCTGGAGCTACAGGTGGTTTAACTAGTGCATTAGGTGTATTAGCAAGTCCTATAGGAATAGGTGCTGTTATTGTAGCTTTAACTGCATTAATGGCAATGGTTGGCGATAATGAAATGGCTATTTTAAAACTTCAAGAAAAATTTGGAGGGTTAGGATATATTATAGGGGCTGTTTGTGAATTTATTAGTGGTATAGTTCAAATGACTTTTGGTAATTTAGCTATTTCTATAATGGGAATATGTGATATCATAGCAGCGATAGCAGATGGTCCAGGAGGACAAACTGTTAATGATGCTTGGAGTAGAATGACAGCTAAATTAACTTTAAATACTGAAGAGGCTATGATGAAGGTAACTAACTCTACAAGTAGAGGATTATCTCAAATGAGAGCAATGTCAGAGAGTGAATTAACTGTTTTAACTCAAACAGCAGATGGTATATTAAAAAATATTCCTTTAATTGTAGATGGGAATTATGGTGAAGCAGCTAATAGAATGGCCCATCAACTTGGAGCTTTAGACCAAAATCAACTTAATACCTTAACTCATATGAATGATACTACAAAAATGTTATTCCAAGGAATAAATAATTCAATGACTGTAGAACAAAAGGCAAATCAAGTTGAATGGAATCTTAAACAAATGGCTCAAGCAGGTAAAATAAATGGTGATACTATGGCTAAGGATATATCTAAGGCTATGGAAACTTTCACTAAAACTATGGAACAAAAAACAAAAGAAAGTTCCAATAAAGCTGATACTAATACAAATGAAATGTCTAAAAGTGTAGCCGATAATACTGATAATATGGCTGATAAAGTTGATGATAACGCTAGTGATATGGAGAAATATGCAACTTCTAACGCAAATGCCATGAAAAACAATGTTACAAGTGCTACAGCTACAATGAGAGATAGATGTATTTCAGATTGGAGAAGTATAAGAAATGAATATAGTAGAGGCATAAATGGGAATGTCAGTATAATGAGGACTACAACTAATGTACAAAGAAGTATTGTAGAGCCGCCTAGAAGTTATTCTCTTGAACCACAAAATTATAGTCTTGATAATAGGGTGGCTAGAGCTTTTAATATTCCACAAATTGATTCTAGCAATTATATGACTAGAGGTTCTTATTATTCAAGTTCATCTGAAGAAAGTTTAAAAGTTAATACTAGCTTCGTTAATAATGATTTTAATAAAATAGTAAAGGCTTTATCTCAAAAAGAAACTGAATCTAAAAATGAAATTAATTTATACTTAGAAAAAGTAGAAATTAAAAATAATGATGATTATCAAGTGGTGGCAAAAAAACTTGCTAATATGTTGAATGTTGAACTTGAAAAGCTTAAAAAGAAAAATAAAAGAACTAAAGGAGGGGGAATATATGCTTAGTTTATATTTTAATAATATAAGAATACCTGATTGGGTAAAAGTAACTAATATTACTGAAGATATACTTCCAACTTTAGAAGCTACTAAATATAAAACTAAATTAGGAGAAAAGAAAATAACTATTGATTTTAAATTTAAAAGAAATAAATTGATAGATCATAAAAGGAAAACTGAATTGTTAACATGGCTTAAAGGAGATAATTTTAAATTAAATAAATTAATTTTACCTAATAGAATAGATTTTTATTATATGGCCAAAGTAACAAACCTTTCTTCTATTAGTGGAACTATTAGAAAAGGAGAAGGCTCAATAGAGTTTACTTGTTTTAATTATCAAGAAATTCAAGCAAATGAAATTAAATTAAATATAACAGATACAACTGAAAAAATAATAAACTATACTGGTTCTGAAGATGTATATCCTGATTTTATATTTAAAGTTATTAGTACTTGCGACAAAATAAAAATTAGAGATGGTAATTCTAACTTTTTAGAATTTAATAATAGTTTTAATAAAGGTGATATTTTAGAAATAACTCAAAGTACAAATAAAGTTATGCTCAACAATTCTCTAAATATGCAAATATGGCATTTAAAAAGTAAAAGAATTAAATTTATTCCTGGATTAAATTCATTGAAACTAGAGAGTGGAAATGTTGAGGTAACTGTAAAATGGAACAATAAATATTTATAGGAGGATCTATGCTTTATATATTTGATAGAAAAGAAAATTTACTTGAAATATTAACAGAAGAAGACTATTCAGATTTTAAACATATCACAAAAGTTAATTCAAGTGATTCTTTAAGTTTTAGTACTAGCAAAAAAAAGAATATTAAGAAAAATAATAAAGTTGGATTCTTCAAAGATGAAAAATTCCAGCTTTTTTTAATTTATGATTTTAACGATACAATATCACTTGATGAAAATAAAATTGATATTGAATGTATTAGTGATTTTAATTCATTAGGAAACTTCATAATAGAAGATAAAAGAGTAGTTAATGGAACACTAAGAGAAGCAGCTCAAAAAGCTCTCGAGGGCATGGACTATCAAGTGGGAGTTACTGAAGAATTTGAATTAAGAAATATAAATTTCTATTTTATCTCAAGATTAAAAGCTTTTAACGATATTCTTGATACTTTTAAAGCTGAATTTGATATAAGGATTGAAATTGATGAAGCTACAGGTCGAATAACTAATAAATATATAGATTTTAAACATAGATTAGGTGAAGATACGGGATTAAGATTTACTTTTGATACAAACTTAAAGTCTATTGAAAAAAGTCCGGTAGGTGATCATTTTAATGTTTTATATGGAAGAGGTAAATCATTAGAGACTGATAACGGCGGATTTAGTAGAAAGTTAGATTTTGCCGAAGTAAATAATGGTAAAAAATATGTTGAGGATATTGAAAGTATCTCTAAGTATGGAAGATTAGAAGGAATTTTTTCAGATGACAATATATCAGATAAAAGAGAATTATTAAATAAGACTCTTGATAAATTGCAGGAAGTTAAAAATCCTAAATTCACATATAAAGTAACTTTAGAATACTTAAATACTTTAGATGGTTTTGAACATTATAAATGTCAAAAAGGAGATACAATTATAATAATTGATGAAGAAGAAAATTTAGTTTTAGAAGCTAGAATATTAGAAATTGAAGAAACAGAGGATATAATTATAACTCTTGGAAGTGTGCAGGTTGGTTTAGTTGACTCAGATTTTGAAAGTGAAATAGGTGATTTAAAAGATAAAGTCGATATATTAGATAATAATAAACCAACTATAGATAATATTTACCCAGACACATTACCAGATGTGCCAATATTAAAAGCAAAAGCTTTATATAGCAGCGTAATATTAGATTGGAGTTATAGCAATAAAGAGTATTACACATATGAATTATTTGCAAGTAAGATAAAAGACTTTAATCCAACTAGCGATAATAGAATTTTCGAAGGTAAAGCAAGTTCGTTTTTACATGAAGTTAAACCATCTGAAACTTGGTATTATAGAGTGCGTGCAAAGAACACTTATGGTAAAACAACATTATTTTCACCTCAAATTAAAGCTGTTACTTTTAAAATAAGTGATTCGGCTGAAATTTTCGAAGAAGCAGCAATAGGACACGCTATTATTAGAGATTTAGATATGGATAAAGCAACAGTAGGGAAATTAAAAGGTCAAAGAATAGATGCTAGAAACCTTACTGTAACTGACGGTAATGGTAAAAGAACGTTAGATATAGATAGTTTTGGAAATGTTGCGTTAGATGTTACAAGTTTAAATATAAGATCAAAGAGTGTTTCAACTAAAGAAGATACCACAAAAGAGATAAATGAATCAATAAAAAAATATAAAAAAACTGTGGATGATTCATTCCAAGAGCTTTTAAATGCCCATACAGATTTAGAAAAAACTATGAATGGAGTCTTCAAAGATGGAATTTTAACAGAAGCAGAAAAGAAAGACTTAGAAAAGCAACTGAATATACTGGAGATAGAAAAAAATAATGCTTTAAAAGAAGTAGAGGCTTTAATGAAAAGAGAAGAATTAAAAGATACAAATCAATTATTACTTTTAAATAATGCTAAACAAAATTTTATAGATAAGCATTATTCTTTAATAAATGCAATTAGAGAAGTTATAGGATTAAATCAAGAAGAAAAACCAACAATTCCAAACATATCTATATTTAAAGATATTGTAATACACTTTCCACACTTCAGTGATAAGCATAGACCTGCATATCCTGATATTTCATTGATAGAAAACCATAACGGTGATGTCTATTTATTTGATGGTGGTGAGAAAATAAGTCAATACGATGTAGAAAAGTATCTTTATAGTAAAAATATTTTTAAGGTTGATAAAATATTCATAACACACTCGCATTCAGATCATATATCAGGTATTCCATATCTAATAGATAAGTTTGGTTGCAAAGAGCTTTATTGTAAAACTCCTGATTGGAACTCTATGCCTTCAATTGAAATTAACGAGTGGAAAACAAAGGAACTACATGAGGAAATGATTGCAAAAGCTCAAAGTATTGGTGCAAGAATAATAGAACTAAATGATGATATAAAAATACAGTTAACTGATAAGAGTGATATTTGGGTTTATAATACTCAGAACACTAATTATAGTAATTATAATAATATTAGTTTAGGTTTCTTATTTAGATACTATTATAATAATCAAGATGCTATAAGATATTTCATTCAAGGAGACATGTCTTACTCTAGTGAAGAGTTTGTTGGTGGTCAAAATATAGGTAAAGTAGATATTCTTAAAATGGGACATCATGGTAATACCAGTTCAAACGGTGAAAAATGGTTAGGATATTTAAGGCCTGATTATTCTATTGCAACAATTGCTTATCCGCCTGGAAATCAGGTTAGGCTAAATACAATGAGATCTAAGTTTGTTAATTCTAAAGTTCTAATTCCTAATGAAAATAGAGATTATATGAATATTGCCATTGATAAAGATAATGGTTCTATTTTTACAAGTGCTATAGAGCATGTTATTTCTAATTCGTGGTATCAAAGGGACAATGGAGATTGGTTTTATTTTAAGTCTGACGGCTTTTTTGCTACAAATGAAAGTCTAATAATAAATGAACGTAAATATTATTTTGATATAAACAGTAAATGTACAAATCCGGAGGGAGAGAATATTGAATAAAAATATTGACAAAGAGCTTTGGGAAAGTTATTCTGAAGCACTTTCTAATTTAAATAAAGAAATTCAGGAGTCCTTAAATTCTATTTCTACAACTAAAGCCAATATAACTCTTGAGGAGTTAGCATCTAAAATGAATATGTTTGTTGGGAAAATAAATTTAGAAGTATCTAGGAAAGTCGGTATTAATGAAATAATTTCATATATAAATATGAGTCCTGAAAGCATAAAAATTAAATCTAATAAAATTTATCTTGTTGGATATGTAACTGTAGGTGATTTAGAAAGCGATGAAACCACAACTATAAATAATGCTCATGTGACATCTGGGATTATTGAAGGTAAAACCATGATTGCTCTTAATGGTTCAGGAAAAGGGGATGGAGTTTTAACTGTAAATAATGCAGATGCTTACTTAGAATACTTTAGATGTAGAGAGGCGTGGATGTTAAGTCCATATGCAAATGGATGGAAGGTTCCTTTGATTCATAGTAGATATGGAACTAAGGATTCTGAGATTATGAATACCATGATAGATGAATTAAGTATTCATGAATCTACTCAAAATTGGCTTAGGATTGACAATACAATGACAGGTAGAGTTGAATGGATTTCATTAGAACAATCATATTTAAAAAAGATGGATACACCTTATTATACGAGAAGTGCCCAGCTGAGTGCTAATGAAAAATTAGAAAAAGTTAAATTTTTAAATTCTGACACTAAAAGAAATAGTGCAGAAAATAACTATAATATTTTAGATATAGATAGCTTGGATGATACTTGGATTGAAGATATTCCTAATACTTTAGAAAAAAAACTTAATTTTGAATCTATAATAACAGATTTAATCAAAATAGTTCAAAAACAAAATGAGCAAATTAAAATTCTTAAACAAGGAGGTTAGTTATAAAATGGCAAAAAAGAATATGACTTTTATAGTTGACACTTTTGAAAGTGATTACAGTCCAGTTGGGATTGTAAAACAATTAGATAGTGTCATTTTTAATATAACAGTAACTGAAAATAGTACGATAAAAAGTTTAAATAATCAGAATATAAAACTTTTTGCAAAAAAGCCTGATAAAACTAAGGTAGAACAAACAGAAGGTATCAATATAACTAATTCAACTAATGGAGAATTAACTATTGATTTAAAGAATTCAGCCCTTCAATCAGTAGGTCTTGTTTATTTTGAATTAGAATTAAAAGATTCTGAAGGAACAATAAGTACAGCTAATTTTATCATTAGAGTAGATGAAAAACTTGGAAGTAATGAAGCTATAGAAAGTACAAATGAATTTGATACTTTTGAAAAGATAAAATTAGAAGAACAAAAAAGGCAAGAATCTGAAAAAGAAAGAGATAAGATTTTTAAAGGATTGATAACTGAAGGAACTGAATTTAATGGATCATTGGAGAATAATATCAATTTAGCAGAAACTTTAAATACTAATTTAGCTGAAAATATAAAACTAGCAGGTCCATTAAATACATCTTTGAATGAAAAGATTCCAGAAGCAGCTACAAAGAAAAGTGAGTTAGAAAGTTCTATAGTAGAAGCAAAGAAATTCATTGATGGACTTGATGGAAGCCAAAACATTCCTGGTATTAGAATGGAACTAACAGAGCTACAGAATGGACTTAAAAGTAACCAAAATTTATCTTATGAAGGAATTTCTATAAATGCCGAAAATACGCTAGAAGGCAGAACAGAAGGTATGAAAATTAAGGGTAGAACTTTGAATAACTTATATAAAGCAAATAATATAAGAGAAGATGCTGGAGGGAAATATATACTTGTTGATACATTTGAGGAATATGCACCGAAGGACAGAGTTGTTTATATAGTTAATAATACTAATAGAATACTTTTATTAAATGTATATAGAATAGGTGGAGGATGGGATAGTAACCCTATTATAAGAGAAAATTCTATAAGTAAGTTAGATTTGACTGGTAAAAAACTAACTGGATTTTTAGGTATGTATGATAGAGGATGGACAAATAGTGAAACTGATAAGGAATTACTAAGAAATACATGCATAGTCCTTGATAGAGAAGAAACTTATATACCACAAAAATACTTCGAAGGATTAAAAAGCTTTGGAGAAGCAGAGCAAGAAGGAGATAAATATAAAATTAGTATTTTAAGTAGTGGTAAGAATATTGGTAGATTAGATTTATCAAATAAAAATATTACTCCTTTTGAAGATGGATATCGACTTGATTGTGTAGCTTTATACAGAGGTGATGAAGATATATTTAATTTGAAAGGTAAGTATAAGTATAATACATCATATGTGCTTTCTTATTATGGCAAAATATTAGATAATTCAAACGCAAATAACTATAGATTGAGAGTATATTATACTGATAACACATATACTGATGGTGTTATCACTGGAAATAAATATGAAAAGAGAGTTATCAAAACATTGAGTGGTAAAACAGTATATAAGATAATAGGTTACTATGGTTCAATGAATGGTGATTTTATAGTTAAAGATGTAATGTTAGAGGAAGGGACACAAGCGACACAATATGAATCTTACAAATGTGATAAAAAAGATATTTTAATATCAGCTCCATTACCAGGTTTTGATTTTGGAGAAGATATTATGTACGAAGAGAATGGCCAAGTAAAAATAACTAGGAATATAGATACTTATACATTTACTGGTGATGAAACTATTCGAGATACTACAGAACAAGATGAAAAGAGTGGAACTGGAAAATATAAAGTTTTTGTTTTAACTATTAATAAAACAATAGATAAAAATAAAAACATTAATAATAATTTTCCTAAAAAACAATTTAGTGTTGCTTTCCAAAAAGTAGATAGTGAAGGACTAGCCATTACTCAATATGGTGTTTATATAAAAATACTTAAATCTAAATTATCTACACAAGATGCAGAAGGATTAAAAGCATGGCTAAAAGCTAATACAACAACAATATACTTTGCAAGAGCTACACCGGTAACGGAGATTGTAGAAAATTGTATTGATATAGATTTAGATACATTCCAAGAAAAAACATATTTCTATATATTAAACTCACTTCCAGGAGCTGTAGATTTTAGAGTACCTAGTAATTTAGGAACTATGATACAAAATATATCTAAAGAAATTAATAATATATGGGATGTTATAGATATGTTAGTAGCAGGACTACTAGACGCTAAGAAAGATCTTGCAAGAAAGACAATAAAAAATAATTTAAAATAAAAAATGTAAAAAGAAAGGAGGATTTGTATGAAAAATATTAAGTTAATAGCTAAAAGAGATTTTGAAATAATTAGAAATAAAAAAGTTATAGGTAAAATTAAAAAAGATAAAGAATATATTGCTAGATATTTTGAAGATACACAAGAGTTTTTTATAAATGTAAATGATAATGAAATTTTCGTAGCAGAAATATTAGATAATCAATTAAAAATAGATGAAGATTTTAAATTAAAATAGAAAGGATGATATAAAAATGGCATACGAATTATGTAAATTTCAAATTGAATCAGGAAACTACAACAAGGAGGAAATGAAAGAGAACCTAATTCTTTTTAAAATGACAGGAGATTTAACAGCAAAGCAATTTATGGAATTAAGTAATATGCTTAATTCAAAACAAGATATTACAGAAGGAGAAATAAATTAATGTTTAAATTTATACCAGAAGCAATAAGTTGGTTATTAGTTCTTTATTTTGGAATTAAAACAATAGATATGATTCTAGGAATATTAAAATCATACAAGAACAAAAATTATAGAAGTAGAAAAATGAGAGATGGAATAATAAGGTGGATAGCTGAATTGTTAGCTATAGCCTTTGTATTAATACTTGATATGTTCTTAGGATTAAAATTTACTTTAATAGGTCTTACAGTAGCATTGTTTGCTTATAAAGAAGCTGGAAGTGTAGTAGAGAATTTAGGGGAATGTGGAGTAACATTACCAAGTATCATTTCAGAAAAATTAGAAGTATTAAATACAGAGAAAAAGAACAAAGATACAGAAAATGAGAACGAAGTTATAGAAATTAAAGACGATATAGAGAAAAATAAGAACGATATATCAAATAATGAAGTTAAAAATTAAAAAAATAAGGCAATGAATTAGGAAACTTTAAAGAAGTTTCTTTTTTATTGTCTTTTTTATAAAAATTCTTTGAAAAGAGATGACGTATTATGAAAGAAAAAACATTAATGATTAAACCACCAATTTCAAGAATGGGAGGAAAGTCAAAGTTAAGAAAAACTATAATAGAGAAATTACCACCTCATACTTGTTATGTAGAATTATTTTTTGGTGCAGGATGGATTTATTTTGCTAAAAGTCCATCTAAAGTAGAGGTTATAAATGATGTAGACAAAGAGTTAATTAATCTATTTAAAATGATAAAATACCATTCACCAGAAATAGAAAGGTTACTAGAATATGAGTTTTCAGGACGAGATATTTTTGAAGAATATAAAAACTATACTATTGAGAGTTTAACAGAAATACAAAGAGCTATTAGATTTCTGTATCTAATAAATTTTAGTTTTGCCAGTAAAGGTGGAAACTATGGATATAGTACAAGTAGAAAACCAACACAAGAAATTTTCAAGAGTAGATTAAAAGAAATTAGAGAAAGATTATCTAATACTTATGTGGAAAATCTTTCATTTGAAAAGATAATAGAAAAATATGATAGAGAACATACAGTATTTTTCGCAGACCCACCATATTTTGAAACTGCAGGTTATGAAGCAGAGTTTGGTGAAAAAGAGCATTTAATATTATTAGAAAAATTAAAGAATTTAAAAGGTAAGTTTATATTAACAATAAATGACCATCCAAAAGTAAGGGAGTGGTATAAAGATTTTAATATAGAAGAAGTAGAAGTTAATTATTCTATATCAAAATCTGAAAGTGGAAGAAGAAAGTTTAATGAACTTATCATAACAAATTTTTAAAATGATATTTAGGCAATAAAATGTGGATTAATTAAAATCCTTTTTTTATTGCCTTAAATTATATAAAAATAAAAAATGGAGAGTGATTTTAATGTACATCAATCAATCAAACATAAAATTTAATGGATTAAAATATGGGAATAATCCTAATAAAATTATTATTCATAATGCAGATCATCCTAACTGCAGCGTATATGACATAGATAAATGGCATAAAGGAAATGGATGGAGTGGCATAGGGTATCATTATTTTATTAGAAAAGATGGTTCTATATGGACAGGTAGACCAGAAAATGCAATAGGAGCTCATACAATAGGTCAAAATAGTTCAAGTATAGGGATTTGCTTAGAGGGTGCTTTAATGAGAGAAAAACCAACTAGAGCTCAATTAAATTCTATTTATGAGTTAATTGCAGATGTAAGAAAAAGAAGAGGCAATTTACCTGTGTATGGACATAAGGATTTTAATAATACAGATTGCCCAGGAAAGAACTTCCCATTAAGTGAATTTAAAAACAATTCATACAGACCAACTGGCGTAAGTTCTGAAACTGTAGTATCAGAAAATGGATTCTATACAAGTAATGAAGAAAGAACGAATGCCACTATAGTAGGAGTAGGAGATATAGAGGTTTTAGATGAAAAAGGTAAAGTTATTCAAGGGAGACATATATCAAGTTTAGACAGAGTTTTTGTACTAGGTATATACCCATCAAGAAATCATATAGAACTTATTTATCCAGGAAAAGATGAAAAATATCATGCGTATATTTCTATAGAAAACTATAGTAGATTAAGTTTTGATTATCACATGCAATATAAGAATGATGATGGTGTTACGTACGTATGGTGGGATTCAAAAAATGTCAATGTAAAAGAGCATGATGAAGAATTACAACCACATCAAAAAGCTTCACCAATGTATAGGACTGGTGGTTGGCTAAGAATAACATTCTACAGAGAAGATGGCACACCTTCCGATGGTTATGTCCGTTACGAAGGAGAACAAAAAGAAAGATTTTATAGAAAAGGTAAAGTAGTAAATGTTAGAACTTCTTTAACTGTAAGATCAGGAGCAGGAACTAACTATTCAGCTATAGGAAGTTTAGAGCCTAATGAAAATGTAGATATATTAGGAAAGGCAGAAGGTTGGTACTACATAGAATACAATACTTCTAATGGAAAGAAAAAAGGATATGTAAGTGAAAAATATATTGAAACAATTCAATAAAATGGTATAATGAAGATGTATTTTATACATTAATTCACTTATTAAATTAGGAAGGGAGAGTTAGATTAATTTCTAACTCTCCTTTTTTAGTTTAAATAAGTATAAAAGCATAAGTGGTTTTAAACACCTTTATCAACGCTTAGTCATTTAACTATACAACCATTAATAGTTTATTTAAAATTGCAAATAATATTCATACAATTATGATACTTTTTTTATTTACAATAATGTTATATAATGTTAATTGAAATTTATAGAATAATAGGGAGGATGTATGAAAAAGATAATTTCGATTTTTTTAAGTTTATTAGTAGTGGGGACTTTGTTTTCGGGATGTGGAAGTACGAAAAACAATAATAATCAAACAGAAAAGAAAAATGAAAATTCTATAGTGAGTGGTGAGGAAAATTCTATAGTGAGTCAAAATGAATTGAGTCAGGACGAAAAAGCGGTTTATAAAGAAAAAGCAAAGAAGGCTTTGGAAGGATTAGAAGTAAATGATTTAACGATATTAACTCAAAATGAATCTAAACAACCTATAGTATCAGTTCAAGTGGTTTTTAATGGAACTAAAGAGGGGGTAAATAAAAATGAGGTAGAAAAATTTATAAAAGATATAAAGGGAAGAATAGAACCTGTTTCGAAATTATATGATATTTCAATATTAGATAAAAACAATCAACTAATAGCTATGGCTGGAGATGAAAGTAAAGGAGAAACAACCTTTTTGGAATAATGAATTGTTGTTACATATTTAAATTAATGTTATAATTAAAGTGATAGAAACTTATCAAACTCCAATAATTTAGAGAACAAGAAAAAGGTTGGATTAGATCCAACCTTTTTCTATTTCAGGAAATAGAAAAATTATATTTATTACCAACATAAATTAAATTCAATATATTTATGTATCAGAGAAAATTTTTATTTATTTTTATTTTAGTAATATTGAAATAAAATATATGTTAATATAAATATATTTTTTTATTATACATACTTATATAAATAAAATGCAAATTAATAACTGGATAAAATAGAAATAGTTAGAAGTATATTTGTTGATATTTTTTGAAAAAATGATATAATATCGACATAGTAGTTTTATTAAACGCTATAACCCTGTCAATCAAATTTTAACAGTAAGAAGGTTGGAGTAGTTCCAACCTTCTTTTAATTTCCTTCCAAGAATGAATCTATAGATTATTATTCCTACCACAAAGAAAACTCTAGTAATAATTTAGGCATATAAATTACCTTTTGAAATTCAATTTTAAAAACTAAAAGATTAAATAGTAAAATTAGGATTTTTTTTTAATTATGTGTGTATAAATTGAATAGCTTTGTGTTAATAAAGTGTAAAAAATGATTGTGAAATGTTGAACTTTTTGTGATATGTAGTATATTCTTTAAATGTAATTTTTTGTAGAAAGGAGAGGGAATATGGAAAATACTAAAGAAGAAAGTAATAGTATGCTAATAATTTTAATTATTACAGTTATAGTATTTATTTTATTTGGGTTATATTTTACAGAATGTGAAAAGCGTATTACGAAAGAAAATAAAATTAAAAGTGAAATAGAATCAGAAATAATTACTGATAATGAAGCAGTTATTACGAATAATTATCTTTTTGAAAAAGAGGTGTTTGATTATGAAAAATAAAAAGATTTTAAGCATAATAATGGTTTTAGCAATAGTTTTTTCTAATTTATTTGTTAGTTGCTCAGATACTAGCAAAGCTCAAGAGGAAAAAATAAAGGTAGGACAACAAGCAAAAAATGAAGAAGAAGCTAAGGTTGACGCTGAAGAGGAAAGAAAATCTAAGAATGAAAAAGAAGTAGAGCAACAAAATAGTAGTGATAATACTTCAACAGAGTTAAGTAGCGAGAGTAAAGTAAAGCTAGTAGTAAAAGATTTAATGAGTGGTGATGGAAAAACAAAACTAAATGGACAGTATGCTATAGGATATTATTATTCAGATTTAAGTGATGATGATTTAGTAAAAATATTTAATGAGCAGATAAAAAATAAGAAATTGAATTATGCATCACTTGTAGATGGAAGAGATAAAAATAAGGGGTATGTATTTTCAACTAGCGGAATTTTTGATTTTGGAACTGTTGATAAAACAGGTGGGATAACTAAATCAGAAAAAACGGGAGAAGTAACAGAAAATTCAGTGATATATTATTAATTATATTTTAAAATAATTTAAAAAAGAGGAGTTTAGAAATGAAGAGTAAAAAGTTTTCAAGTATAATAATGGCTTTATTAATAGCCTTTTCAAGTTCTTTTATTAGTTGTTCAGACACTAGCAAAGCTCAAGAGGAAAAAATAAAGGCAGAGCAACAAGCAAAAATTGAAGAAGAAGCTAAAGTAAAAGCAGAAGAAGAAGAAGCTAGAATAAAAGCTGAGGAAGAAGCAAAGGCAAAAGCGGAAGAAGAGGCTAGAATAAAGGCTGAAGAAGAAGCAAAAGCTAAGGCAGAAGAGGAAGCTAGAATAAAAGCTGAGGAAGAGGCAAAGGCGAAAGCAGAAGAGGAAGCTAGAATAAAGGCTCAAGAAGAGGCAAAAGCAAATGCAGAAGCTGAGAAGAAGGCACAACAACAAACAACTAAAAGTAGCAATAATAGCTCATCAAATGGAGCTAATAATGAAACTAAAGTAGGACAAACTGTATATCTTACAGCAACAGGAAAAAAATATCACTCAAAAGCTAAGTGTGGTAATACAAAAACAAGTTGGCAAACTGATATAAATGATGCTAAAAGCCAAGGATATACAGCTTGCTCAAAGTGTTTTTAA